CCAACTTCTGTAACTGTGACAATACAATAATAAGTAAAAAACACTTTTTACAAGTGATGATATAAAACATAACCGGCACGGGTAAAGTGCAAACCAAATAATAACATAAAACCAAAACCAATGACATTTTATTATTCGACTAACACGTGGTCTAGTCAATCACAACCAGATGAAAACCGTTTAAAACTTTGGAAGCATATCGCTGATAAAGCAAATTGGAGAATAGTTCAACTCCCAAACGGTTATTACCAAACAGAATACCAAGATCTTCGCGATGAAGAAGCCTGGAAGGATGTTACGCGGCGAGAGACAATGGAAGCCGCTGAAACCTCAATAGATAAAACTATTGAACACTACGAAAAAAAGCTTGAATTTATAAACGGGCCAAAAGTAGTAAAAACCTTTAAATAAAACCAATATTAAAATCAAATTAAATTAAATTATGTCAGACGCAATAGTCAAGAATTTGAACTTTGGTGATGAAGCCAGAGATCAAGTGTTTAAAGGAATAGAAAAACTCACAAAAGCTGTTAGCTCCACTTTAGGAGCTAGCGGCCGATGTGTGATGTTAGAAGATAATACTGGAAAACCAATTATTACTAAAGATGGTGTAACTGTAGCAGATTCAATAATCTTGCTAGATCCAGTTGAAAACATGGGTGCTACGCTTTTAAAAGAAGCTGCTCGTAAAACAGTTAAAGAAGCGGGTGACGGCACAACAACAGCAACGGTATTAGCTCATGCTATACTAAAAGAAGCTTACAAAGTTGCAGATAAAACAAACTCAAGAGAGTTAAAAAACGGCATTAACAAAGCCGTTAAAAATGTAGTTAAGTTTTTACAGCTTACTTCCGTAGATGTGAAAGGCGACATGATAGATCAAATTGCTACAATATCAACAAACAACGACGCTAAACTTGGAAAAGTTATAGCGGATGCTTTTAGAGCAGTTGATAACACAGGTGTAGTTATGATGGAAACAGCTTCAGATGGAAAAACATATGTTGAGGTTGTTGATGGAGTTCAATATGAAAAAGGGCTTAAAAACTCACATTTCATAACTAATAAAGCAGCTAAGACTGCTGAATTGGAAAAACCGCTGGTTTTATTATTGGAATCACCGGTAGATACTATTAGACAAATACAATCAGTGCTAGAGTACGTAATAAAAAACAATAAACCTTTGCTTATAATAGGCGATTTGGAACAAGGTGTTTTATCAGCTCTGGCAATGAATAAAATGAAAGGTGCTATTAAAGTTAATGTTGTTGACGCTCCTACTTACGGTATTAGCAAGCAACAAATGCTACAAGACCTTTCGCTATTAACTGGTGCTACTATCATAAATGAAGATCTAGGAGATGATATGGATATGATACAGCCAGAACATTTAGGTACTTGTGTAAAAAGTGTAACATCTCACGAAGATACCGTTTTACAAGTTGAAGAACCTAATGAAGAAGTTTTAAACGTTATTAACGAATTAAAACAAAAATTATTAGAAGAGAAAAACCCTAATAAACTTGTTAAACTAGAAAAAAGATTAGCAATGCTATCAGCTAAAATAGCTATAGTTAAAGTAGGTGCTAACTCAGAAATAGAATTAAAAGAAAAAACAGATAGAGTTGAAGATGCTATCTGTGCTACTAAAGCTGCTATTAAAGAAGGGATTGTTCCTGGTGGTGGTATCGCGCTACTTAATGCCGCAACAAACTTAAAAGCTAAGTCTATTGGTGAAACAGTTTTATTAGAAGCTATTAAAGCGCCTTTTAAAACTATACTAGAAAATGCTGGTGTTGACGACGTTAAAACACCAACTAGAAAAGGACAAGGTTACAACGTGGTTACGGGAAAAATGGTAAATATGACAAAGTCAGGTATTATAGATCCTTTACTTGTCACCAAGAGCGCTCTTCAAAATGCAGCTTCCGTAGCAACTACGATTTTATCTACAGATTGTGTAATTAATAATTTAAGAGTTAATGAAGGCAATAGGTAGAAATATAATAATAAAAAAGACAAAAGAAGGTACCACCAAAACAAAAGGTGGTCTTCTTTTAGCTGAAAATCACAGAGACGATATTAGATATGTAGAAGCAACAGTTGTTTCAGCTGGAGATGAAATACAGGCTTTGAAAGAAGGTAGTGTTATACTTTACGACAGACACGCTGGGCATAAAATTGAAGTTGAAAAAGAATCATATCAAGTTATTAAAGTTAACGACGTTGTAGTTGTATTATGAGACGGTTAGAGGCAGATGATATAAAAGACCTCAACCTTATGAAACACTACAGGATTATAAGAAAGTGGGCTTGCAGAAATAACAATCTAAACGATGCAGATCTTGAATTATTAATTTATCTAGATTGCATGGACATGTTTAGAAAAAAAGATTTCGAAGATGGAGCTTATTCATATAGTTGGGATAATCGTCGCTGGAATAGATTACTAAAACAAGGTTGGATATTTGTTTGGAGACATAGAAACAGAACAACACAAAAATACCATATATATAAAACATCTATTAAATGCAAGCAGTTGATAAAAAGAATTTATCGAATGATGCTTGGAAAAGAAGACATACCTACTTCAGATGCTAATAGTATTATACGTGGTAATACATATACCGACAAAGTTTTAACAAAAGCAATATATAACGTCAATAAAGACAAATACAGATAATTATGGCAAAATGCAAAAGCTGCGGATCACCTCTTTGTTCAGGTTGCTCAGCCGCAAAAATGAATTACGACTCACCAGCAAAACAGATTGGTTTTGGTATGGCTAATAACGCTATGACACAGGCTGCGCAACAAATAGCGCAACCAATGACTAATGTTCCACCCGCTGGATCTAGTGCTGTTAATCCTTTTTCACCACAAGCTCAAAATGTTGCTAGTGGAATTTTTGGTAATCAACAAATGAAACAAAACGCAGTTGATGCTCCATTTATGTACAAAGATGGTAGCCCACTAGAAGGTAATGCTTTTATTGCGGCTAAAATTGCTGCGGAAAAAGCAGGTAAAGATACGTTTGAAGTAGGAGGTAAAACATTTCCAGTAAAATAATAAAAATATGAAAAACATAAAACAACTAAAGCAAGACTTGGCTGGTCAAGTTGGTGAAAACGCAATATGGGACGGCCCATTAAACAAAGAAGGTTTTCCAATGGGTAAAGGTTCTAGTTCAGGTAAAAATGGACTAGAAGTGTCTAAAGCTCCATTTGAGTGTGGGCATGGAACACCAATTACTTCACGAGCTAAAGCATTTAAATAATATGAGTTCTCCATTCGCACAAAAGTTTTTAGGCAAAAAACCTTTTACCTCTAAAAAAACAAAAGAAAAAGATTACGAGGCAACTGGTGACAAAGCTAGAAAACTAGAAGAAAAATATAGCGCTGATAGAGGTGATGCGCCTGACTATGAAGCTAGATTAATGGTGCAAAAAGAATTAGCCAAAAAAGATTCTCCACTAAACGGAGCTTATGCTTCTGGAGCAGGTGGCGCACGTTATGTTTCTACAGCTGGGGCTTTTCAAAGACTTCAAGATGATATATCAGCAGGTATACAAGCTGATTTAGCTAATAGAAAAGCTAAAAATAAAAAAGACGAAGAAGTATCAAAAGCTTTTAAATCTTACAGTTTCAAACCAATTGATTTAAGCGGAAAATACAAAACTGATTAATGGCTTTTAAAATAACTCCACCATATTCAATGGATAACACTCCAATTTACAATGTAAATATGGAAGATGGCGTTATGGGTAAAGCTAACAATAATGGGTCTATATTGATAAGCAAAGATTTAAGTCCATTAGAAGCTAAAAAAGTTATTGCTCATGAAAAAATACATTTAGAGCAAATGAATCGTGGTGATCTTGATTACGACGATAAATACGTTTACTGGAAAGGTAAAAAATATTCAAGAGCACAAATGAAAGAAGGTGCTAAAAACCTGCCTTGGGAAGCCGAGGCTTATAGAAGAGCATAATGAAGTTTTCTAAAAAAGGATACTTAAGAAATAGCCCAGATGTTAATAAACCTAAAAATATAATTAAAGGAGGTAATATAACAATGAAAGGAGTTGACTTTAAAGTGCATGGCGTTGATAACAACGGTTATGCTAAAGTAATGACACCTGGTTATGATTACAATTTTCCTAATGCAAAATACGTAAAAGAAACACCAATTAAAAACAAAGAAATGAACGGACCATTTAAAATGAAGCCTGGAAGAGGTGATATGCCTAAAACAGGTAAAGGATTACCAAAAGACATGACTAATCCTATTATGCAAACTGTTGAAGAAGCTGCTGCCGCTAGTAGAGCTAGAGGTAAAATGGCTAGTGTTGAAGCAGATATAAGAGCTGGAAAACACAAACCAGGCAAGAAAGTAAAAATTACAACGTCTAAAGGTGTAGAAAGAGAAATAGACACTAGAAGTCAGTACTATAAAACTTTGCAGAAAAGAAAAGAAAAAGATTTAAGATCTGGAAAACCTGTATTTGACAAAAGTAACGTTCACTACACTGGTTTAACTAGAGACTAAAGAAAATAATGAAAAAAATTTGGCAATGGTTAACCGGTAACGTTATCAAAGAAGTTGGTGACGTTATCGATAAACTTACAACTACCAAGGAAGAGAAGTTAGAAGCACAACGCCTTATAACTGAAATTCTTGAGAAAGCCGATAAAGAAGCACAAGAGCAAGTTACAGCAAGATGGCAAGCAGATATGAAGTCTGATTCTTTCTTGTCTAAAAACATTCGTCCGTTAGTACTTATATACTTAACAGTTATATTTACTGTATGTGCTTTTTTTGATGGTAATATAGGTGAGTTCCATATAGCTGAAGAATATATACCAATATTTCAAACATTACTTGTAACGGTATATGGTGCTTATTTCGTAGGTAGAACATGGGAAAAAGCTAAAAGTATAAGTAATAATAAATAAAAAGTTAAATAAATTAAATTAAATCAAATGGCAAAAATTACAGAAGAGCAATTAAGCGAAATCGTTGAATTGCAAAGCAAACTCAATGAAATTATTTCAAACATCGGACTGTTGGAAACTCAAAAGCACGGTTTTTTACACGATGTAGCTGAGGTGAATAAAAAAATAGAAGAGTTTAAAGTTAAACTAGAAAAAGAGTACGGAGCTATTTCAGTAGATCTTAAAACTGGTGAGTATACGGAAGTAGAAAAAGATGGAGACAGTAATTAGAAAAATAAGTATAGGTTCTGATTACAAAAACGATGCAATGCACTACTCTGTTGGTCAGCAAGTTTACGGTGGTCACGAAATAGCTTATATTTTATTTGATGAAAACGATACATCTTATAGCATTTATATTAAAAAACATGATGAGGTTTTACCTTGGAAAAAGTTTAATAAGAATATGGCTGTAGCTGTTGAGTATGATTTAGAATATTAATGAACTCATTATACGATTTTATTGTAAAGCCAGTAGGTGAAAAATATAGTAATACAGTAAAAGTCGGAGACAAAGACTTAATTGTTAATACTAAAATTGAAAACTGGAAATTTGTAAATAGGTTAGCTGAAGTAGTGCAAACCCCTTTAGCTTTTAACGCTGGTATACAAAAAGGTGATAAAGTCTTAATACATCAAAATGTATTTAGAACTTTTTATGATATGAGAGGTGAAAAGAAAAAAAGTAGATCGTTTTTAAAAAATGATCACCATCTTTGTTCTTTTGATCAAATATATCTATATAAAAATAAAAGTGGTTGGCATACTGTAGGTGAAAGATGTTTTGTGCAACCCATTAAAGACAATAATGATTTAACGCTTCAAAAAGAAAAAAGCCTTGTTGGTATATTAAAATACGGTAATAAGTCATTAGAAGATCTTAAAATAACTCCAGGAGACCTTATAGGTTTTACACCTAACAGTGAGTGGGAGTTTTTAGTTGACGGTGAACGTCTTTATTGTATGAAATCTAATGATATTGTAATTAAGTATGAACGTAAAGGAGACGAAGAAAAATATAATCCAAGCTGGTCGCAAAGCGGTTGATGAGCTAATTAAAGTAGCTAAGGAACCTATTGTTGATTCAGATGATGATATTTCTGCTGATAGACTCAAGAACGCAGCTGCTACAAAAAAGCTAGCAATATTCGATGCTTTTGAAATATTAAATAGAATAGAGAGCGAAGAAGAAATGTTAAATGAAAAACCCAAAGAAGTTAAACAAGAAAAAACTTTTAAAGGTTTTGCTGAAGGAAGGTCTAAATAATGTACGAGCAAACTCTATATAAAGTTCTCGACGATCATATACAACCACATACTATAGCTAAAAACAATAAAGCTAAAAAATGGAAGTATGGTTATAACGAAGATTACGATATCGTAGTTATTAGTAAGACTGGTGAAATAGGTGAGATATATGAAATACAAAACCTAAAAATAGCATTGCCAAAAGCTAAAAACATACATAAGTTTGAAAACAAAAAATGGACTCATATAGAATATCCTAAGGAGCTTCAAAAAATAAAGTCTGTATTTGACTGGGAGGAGTATCCTTTAGATTTTAAAGAAAAATGGTACGATTACATAGATGAAGAATTTAATAGACGAGAACAAGGGTTTTGGTTCTATAATAAGAATCTGGCTACTTACATTACTGGTTCTCACTATATGTACTTGCAGTGGTCAAAGATTGACGTTGGGAAACCAGACTTTAGGGAGTCAAACAGACTTTTCTACATTTTCTGGGAAGCTTGCAAAGCAGATGACAGATGCTACGGAATATGCTATCTTAAAAACAGACGTAGTGGATTTTCATTTATGGCTTCTGGAGAAACAGTTAGCCAAGCAACGATATCAACAGATTCTAGATTCGGCATACTGTCAAAGTCAGGGCCTGACGCTAAAAAAATGTTTACTGACAAAGTCGTACCAATATCAGTCAACTACCCTTTTTTCTTTAAGCCAATTCAAGACGGTATGGACAGGCCAAAAACAGAGCTTGCATATCGTGTACCCGCTACAAAGTATACGCGACGAAAGCTGGAAACAAATGAAAAGCTACAAGACATATCGGGACTTGATACTACCATCGACTGGAAAAACACTGGAGACAATAGTTATGACGGTGAAAAACTAAAACTATTAGTACACGACGAAAGTGGTAAGTGGGAAAAACCAAATAACATATTAAATAACTGGCGAGTAACAAGAACGTGTTTACGATTAGGTAGTAAGATTATTGGTAAATGCATGATGGGCTCGACGTCTAATGCTCATGACAAAGGAGGAAAAAACTTTAAAAAACTTTATGATGACTCGGACGTCACTCAGCGAAACGCCAACGGGCAGACTCGTTCGGGATTATATTCTTTGTTCATACCTATGGAATGGAATTACGAGGGATACATTGATTCTTATGGA